TAACAAGGGAGAGGTACTACGCGGTTGGGGTTGACGGCCTGCCGGCCTATGCCTGCGGCATGCGCTCGCTGCCGCTCGCTGAGTGAAGGGGGGCTTCACCAGGAAGCTCCCCTTCGCCAGCCCCCTGTTTGTGAGGGGCTGGCTCCGGGAAGCTTACTTAATCCGTGTCAGTGGTAAGAGTGTTATCCGCAGGTTGTGCCGGAGGAGAGGTAACTGCGGCGGTTTTTTTGATAGCATTTTGATGAGCTTCAATCGCAAGCTCTGTATTTCTCTTTTTGATCGCTGCATTGATTTCAGCGGCCTTTTTCTTAAGATTTGCTAGCGTAGGCATATGGTCATTCTCATGTGCAGAGAGAGGTTCGAAATCCTCGCCGACTTCGAAATCATCGGCTTCGTCTTCGGTTTCCTCAAGGAGACTATCCTCGAGAATTTTAAGCTGTGCAATTCGCACTTGCTGGGCGATCTGTTCCGATAGCGATAGTGACTTCTTGTAGCCCAAAGGCGGCTGCATTGGGGTAGGGTCCAATATTTCGCCGCCGTCTTCTGTATGCTTATCGGGGCTCCTTTTAGGAGCCTTTTCCACGTCGGAGGGTTTAGTTGTGTCATGTACCATGCTGCACCTTTAGAATATAAACGAGTTGCCTTTTTGACAGACTAGCCGTCGTGCCTGGATATTGTGCTTCGCCATGATGTAGAAAACATCTTTGGAAGGAACGGCGAAGGTTCGTTCAGTAGGTACACACTCGACAAACGTGTCGTTAAGGGCAACATCGCTGCTAAAGATGCGCGCCATGTGCCAAAAGTTTAGGTCTGTAGTTCGAAATTCGCCGCCAATGCTGCTTTCTTGGCGGCGATATTCATCGTAACGGTCCTGATAACCGAAAGTATCGTCTGGCCCTAGTGGCGTACCGTCGGCTGCAGCATAGACCTCCTTAACTAAGACTTCCTGCTGCCCGATATGCTCAAGCTCTTTCTGCCAGAAGTCCTCTTTGGTTCGCCTGTTCCAAGTTCGGAACATTCCTGTAGCGTAGATGGTTTTGGGTCGGATGGACATAAGGGTGATGACGTAGCCGTGCTCTTCAAAGAAGCGGCGAAATCTATTAGAGCGCATTGAAGATATGCCATGCCCGCGGAGCGTTCCGACGGGGTTCGCGCCGTCCGCAGCTGTTTGGAGAACTTCAGAAAGTTGGATAGTGTTTTGACCACCGCCGAGATATTCGGGGCGTTGTAGGCGAGAGTCGGAAGATTTAACTCCGAGGTATTGGAGGTATTCTGTGTATCGTGATCCATATCTTGCACGGGCTTCCTCATATCGCTGCAGGGCCAATGCTTCTCTTAGCACATTTACCGTTACAGCTGAAGCGTTACTTAGATCGGCCCTGATATTTGGGTGTGAGGTTGGAGAAGAAGATACACCGTCAAGAAGGACGTTAAGGCCGGAAGCGTCGATTACGTCGTTCGACCAAGTGCTGCCTGTCACAGCGTTGCCGCTGCTGTCTCTGTAGTTAGCTCCGGCGCCTGCATAGCCTGCATAAGTCTGTTGTGTAGCGATGCCTAGAACCGGGGCGGTAGTTCCTAGCGGCACCGTAATTGCGGGGCCTTTTTGCTCCCAGGGTCGGGAGCTGGTGAAGTAATCTTTTTCCCAGGCGCAGACCTGCAGATCGACATTCGTCGTGCTGTCCGCACCAGAGGTGATGTCAATTGTGAGCGGCGAGATTAAATCCTGATCCCGGTACCATTCATTGTAGATCAGAGCGTAAGCTCGGAAGGGGAGAGCGGAAACGGGGAGATCGGCGACCCCGGTAGGCAATCCAAGGTAATCTGCCAGTGATCCCACGGCGAAGCCGGTTGAAGCTGGCATGTTAATTGTTGGGAAAACTGAAGCATCCATTCCATCGGAGCCTCCGGTGATGAAGTCTTCCCAATCTTCCCATACAAGACGGTGTGGTACAAACCAATGGTGGATACGACAGTTAATAGGGTGCATAACAGGAGATAAGAGAGGCGATGCTCGGACCAATGCGTTAGTCGCTTGCTGGATACTGTCACCGGGTAGTACCTCCGTTAGACCACAGGGGACTAGCTCCCCCATATCACAGGAGAATAGCTTATAATTACTAAGAGAGTGTTTATACCGTTTCACGTTTTTGTCTCCGATGTTTGCTTTCGATTTGTATGCGGCGGCCTAGTGATTTTTTTAGTACTTCGTTCGTGAGAGACGTCGAATTAGTCCATGCAGTTTGCCGCAAATCCTGCAGTTCTTCTTTTTGGAGTTCGAGGACCGCTTTCGGTGCATTCGGTTCTCTGCCGATAAACGTTCGTAGCTTACGGCGTAGATATCGACCAAGCGGCCATTTTTTTGTGCCATGTTGTAGAGTGAGCGGTACATCTATCATATGCTCATCAAGTTTGTGCTGCAGTAGTGTAGATGCCAATTCGTGCATCATTCCTAGTCCAATTCCCGGTCTGAGTGACATGCGGGCAAAGGAAGGGTGGCGGCCATTTGGGTCGCTGGCTCGTGTGTATTTTTTGGAAACGTATCCTGCAATGTATGCAGCTGAGGATTGCTCAAGGGTTCCCAATTGGATGAGGCCAAGGCCCCAGGCTTCCGATAGCAGGCTGCATCTATCACAGCATATAGCTCGGTTTGCTCGTGTAATTCCGTAATCGCATCCACGGTACCCGAACAGAGCGAGATGATAATGCGGCCGTCCTGTAGTTTCACCATACTCCCCGCAAGCGAAATAACGAAGTCTCTCAGGAGTTCTTTTTCGTAGTCGTTTAATAAAGGTTTGCAAGTCTCGTGGAGATACTGAATTGTCTTCAGGGAGATGATCATCTCCGAACGTGAGAGTAACGAAGGAGTTGTGAGCATGTTGCGCAGCCTCCAATAAAATGCGGTGGGTCCAGACCCTTCTCCGGTCTATGCGGCACGGGAGGCACTGACCGCAGCCATATGCGCCTCCCGCTAGGATAAATGGACGTTCGCAATTCACGTTAGAAGCGGTGTCCTATTCTTAGGGGCCTAATTCCTGCTTTCCGTCGCCGCCTCATAGCTCTGCGCGGCCGGCGAGAGATGCGTCTGCGTCTCCTCATCGTGGGTATCCTTTCAGGTTCTTAAATTCCTTCCTACGATAGGTCGGATAACGACTATAATAGTACTCCCCTGCCCAAGGAGAGAAGTGTTTTCTGAAACCGGGGCGCGTTGGGATTGACTTAATAGCGTTTTGATCTGGGAATTCAATGGAAGGTAGAAGATGCAAAGAAAGCAGGAATTCACCCCCTCTATGCACTCGGCGCAAATACGGTCAGCTATAGTCCGAGCACAGTTGGGGCTACCCCAAACAACTTCGACTTTCTTGGCGATGTCGGCCAAAATGTCGGACGAGCAATTCAAGCAACTCAATCTAACCCAGCAAGAATCCAGGCTTTACAACTCACTGCAGCACAGTTGCAGAATGAGGGACTAAAACTTGATAACGACCTTAAACGAACTCAGCTGGTTAGCGCTGCTAATCTCGCTACACAGCCCGGAACAGGGCCTGGACTTCCGTCTCTCCTTACTAGTTCAGCTATGCCAGGACAGGGCAATTCCCCGCAAATCGACGGCCCCAGCATGGACGTATCAAAAAAGATTTCACCGACCCTGGCAGCAAAACACATTGAGGCAGGTGGCAACCCTGAACTGTTACTAGGAAAAACGCGCTCAGGATGGGCGCCACAAATCCCTCAATCACTTAGCGAGAGTTTCGAGCAAGACAATATCGGCTACTGGCAATGGTTCATGAGAAACAAACTGTTTGCCGATCAAAACGCCATTAAGGCAATGCCCACCAGACCAGGCTTTAGAAAACACTTCTCTCCCTGGGCAGGAGAGTACTATTATAGCCGCTATCCGACCTATCGTAGGAAGGAATTCAAAGGACTGAAAGGATATCCACGATGAGGAGACGCAGACGACGCATCTCTCGCCGGCCGCGCAGAGCTATGAGGCGGCGACGGTCTGGTGGCGCTAGGCCCCTTCGCATAGGACACCGCTTCTAAGCATGAACTGCGAACGACCATTCATCCTTGGGGGAGGCGCTTACGGCTGTGGCCAGTGCCTCCCCTGCCGTATAGACCGAAGAAGGGTCTGGACACACCGCATCCTATTGGAGGCCGCGCAACATGAGTTCAACTCCTTTGCTACTCTCACGTTCGGAGATGATTATCTCCCTAAAGACAATTCAGTATCTCCTAGAGACTTGCAGACCTTTATTAAACGACTACGAAAAGCAACTCCTGCGAGACTTCGTTATTTCGCTTGCGGGGAGTATGGTGAAACTACAGGCAGGCCACATTACCATCTTGCTTTGTTCGGATACCGTGGATGCGATCACGGAATTACACGAGGAAACAGAGCTATATGCTGTGATCAATGCAGCATGCTCGAAAAAGCCTGGGGACAAGGTATTGTCCAACTTGGAACACTTGAACAAAACTCTGCGGCTTACATCGCCGGATACGTCTCAAAAAAATGGACACGGGCCAACGACCCAAAAGGGCGACACCCCTCCTTTGCCCGCATGTCACTCCGACCGGGAATTGGACTAGGAATGATGCATGAATTGGCATCTACGTTACTACAGCATAAACTCGATGAGAAAATGATAGATGTTCCCCTTACTCTCCAACATGGTACGCGTAAATGGCCGCTTGGCAGGTATCTACGCCGCAAGCTACGCACTTATATCGGAAGGGACCCAAATGCACCAAAAGAGGTACTCGATTTACAAGCAGCGGAATTGCAAGTTATGCGCGAAGCTGCATGGACTAATTCGACGTCTCTCACGAACGAAGTACTAAAAAAGTCACTAGGCCGACGCATACAAATCGAACAGAAATACCGGAGGACTAAACGTGAAGCGATATAAACACTCTCTTAGCAATTATAAGCTATTCTCCTGTGATATGGGGGAGCTAGTCCCCTGTGGTCTTACGGAGGTACTTCCCGGTGACAGCATCCAACAGGCAACTAACGCATTGGTCAGAGCATCGCCTCTCCTATCTCCTGTTATGCACCCTATTAACTGTCGCATCCACCATTGGTTTGTACCACACCGTCTCGTCTGGGAAGACTGGGAAGACTTCATCACAGGCGGATCAGACGGAATGGACGCGTCAGTATTCCCAACAATTAACATGCCGGCTTCAACCGGCTTCGCCGTGGGATCATTGGCAGATTACCTTGGATTGCCTACCGGCGTCGCCGATCTCCCCGTTTCCGCTCTCCCCTTCCGAGCTTACGCTATGATTTACAATGAGTGGTATCGGGATCAGGATTTGATCACGCCACTCACAATCGACCTAACATCAGGCGCCGACACAACAACGAATGTCGATCTCCAGGTTTGCGCCTGGGAAAAAGACTACTTCACGAGTTCACGACCTTGGGAGCAGAAAGGACCGGCTATAACGGTCCCACTAGGAACAACTGCTCCAGTAACCGGCATCTCTGTTGCCGATAATCTAACGCCAACAACAGGAGGCGTAAATTCATGGGGCACGACTGACGACAGCGATGACCCCGCATTCTCTATCAACATGTCTAATCAAAATTCCTACATTCTTACGCAGTCCGGAGCGAATATCTCCGGTTCTAATAGGCCTCAAATCTTCGCCGATCTATCTAACGCTAGCGCAGTCACTGTAAATGTGCTAAGAGAAGCACTGGCCCTACAACGCTATGAGGAAGCCCGTGCAAGATATGGATCACGATACACAGAATATCTTCAATACCTTGGAGTTAAGTCATCAGACGCCCGTTTACAGCGTCCAGAGTATCTCGGAGGTGGTCAAAACACTATCCAACTTTCTGAAGTTCTCCAAACAGCTGCGGACGGGGCGAACCCCGTCGGAACGCTACGCGGGCATGGAATATCTAGCATGCGCTCTAACCGCTTTCGCAGATTCTTTGAAGAACACGGCTACGTCATTACCCTCATGTCCATCCGACCAAAAACCATCTACGCAACCGGAATGTTCAGAACGTGGAACAGACGGACCAAAGAAGACTTCTGGCAGAAAGAGCTTGAGCATATCGGACAGCAAGAAGTCCTAGTAAAAGAGGTCTATGCTGCTGCCGACGGTACGCCACTAGGGCCAGACGATACCTTCGGTTATCAGGACCGTTACGACGAATATCGCCGCCAGGAGAGCAGCATTGGCGGCGAATTCCGAACCACAGACCTAAATTACTGGCACATGGCGCGTATCTTTGACAGCGACGTAGCTCTTAACGACACATTTGTCGAATGCGTGCCAACTGAAAGAACCTTCGCCGTTCCTTCTAAAGATGTTTTCTACATCATGGCGAAGCACCAAATACAGGCACGCCGTTTAGTATGCCAGAAGGGCAACTCATTTATCTTCTAAAGGTGAAACATGGTGCACGACACAACAAAAGAATCTGGCGTACATAAGGCTGCAAAATATAGTCCGGATAAACACAATGAGGATGGGGGAGAAATTCTCGACCCTACTCCAATGCAGCCGCCGCTGGGCTACAAGAAATCACTTACTCTAACAGAACAGATCGCCCAGCAAGTCCGTATCGCCCAGCTGAAAATACTCGAAGACCAGATGCTGGAAGAAACGGAAGAAGACGCCGACGACTTCGAAGTCGGCGAAGATTTTGAACCCCTGTCTAAACATGAAAATGATCACATGCCAACTCTAGCAAATCTTAAGAAGAAGGCCGCTGAAATCAATGCAGCGATCAAAAAAAGAAATACAGAGCTTGCGATTGAGGCTCATAAAAACTCTATCAAAAAAACACAGGCCGTTACCTCTCCTCCGGCCCAACCTGAAAATAATAATCTCCAAACTGACAACGACTAAGTAAGCTTCCCGGAGCCTGGCCCTCAAAAAAAGGGGCCAGGCAAAGGGAAGCTTCCTGGTGAGGCCCCCTTCACTCAGCGAGCGGCAGCGAGCGCATGCCGCAGGCATAGGGCGGCAGCCCGTCAACCCCATAACCGTAGTACCCTCTCCTTGTTACGTACTACGCTAGGTGACACCACGATGGCACCATCCCGCTCCAAATCTCACTCCCGTAAAGATCACGCGCAGCGCGATAACACTATCTCAACCTATCGCTACAATACTGTGCTGCGCACTTTAACAACTCTAAATCTCTTACAACAATTGGAGCAACAAAATGCACTACCAGTCCATACAGACGCACGAAGGTATAACCCTTCTCGCGTCACCCCCATTAAAACGCTTGACCAACAACCTGCACGATTTAATCACAATCGCCTTGGAAACATATATCAAAACCCGTGGAAGCTCCTTCGCCCTGACAAAGTTGCACTATGTCTCAGACGAAAAACACGAAGACAGGTTCTCCATGCACTTCGACGCACTGGCAAAGGATCTGGAGCAAAACGTAAATACTCCCCTCAGTCTTACATTCACTGTTAGTATCGGAGATTACAAATGCTTCCCGCAATTATAGGCGCAGGCGCCTCGCTACTCGGAGGCTTGCTATCAAATAAAGCTAACGAAAAGGCTA